TTCAGTAATTGATGGTGTATTGTTGGAGAATATGAAAAAAAATGTATGTCAAGACCCCGTTGAAAAAAGAGGAATGGATGGTAACTTGTGGATATGGCAACCACCAAACTATACGAGAGATTATATCGTATGTGCTGATGTTGGTAGAGGTGATGGAAAAGATTATAGTGCGTTCCATGTCATTGATGTGGAGAGTGTAGAACAAGTTGCTGAATATAAAGGTAGGTTAAGTACAAAAGATTTTGGTAATATGTTAGTGAGTATTTCAACAGAATATAATGATGCTTTACTAATTATAGAAAACAATAACATTGGTTGGGCAACAATCCAACAAGTAATAGATAGGGATTATGATAACCTATTCTATACAAGTAAAGATTTAAAATATATCGATATTGCACATCAAATGACAAATCGATTTAGGAGTGAAGAAAAGAATATGGTGGCTGGATTTAGTACCACTATGAGAACTCGACCTTTGATTATTGCAAAGTTAGAGGAATATTTTAGGAATGAAGAAGTACAAGTTCGTTCAAACAGATTGATAGATGAATTGTTTACATTTATTTATCACAATAACCGAGCAGAAGCTATGTCAGGATATAATGATGACTTAGTAATGTCTTTTGCTATAGGTTTATGGGTTCGTGATACAGCATTAAGATTACGACAAGAAGGCGTAGAATTAACTAAGAAATCCCTTAATCGTATGTTAGATACGGATGGGCTTTATACACCCAACGAAAATAAAAATGATAGTTGGGAAATGGAAATTGGTAACAAAGAGAAGGAGTCATTAGAGTGGCTCTTATAAGCGAGGTAAAAAATGGCTGATAAAACATTATTTGGAAGATTAAGACGATTATTTAGTACGAATGTAATCGTGAGAAACGTAGGCGGTAAAAAACTAAAAGTTGCCGATACAGACCAAATACAACGACAAATGAAATCACATCTTGTAGATAGATATTCTAAAGTACATAGTGGATTACAACTAAATAATACTGGATATTCTAATTATGCACAATTACAGGCTGCAAGGACTGGATTATTTACAGAGTATGAATCTATGGAATCGGATTCAATCATATCATCTGCACTGGATATCTATTCAGACGAATCAACAATGAAAAATCCATATGGAGAAGTGTTGGAAGTTCAGAGTGATGATGAAAACATTAAAGAAATTCTACATAATCTATTCTATGATATAATGAATATTGAATTTAACTTATGGCCTTGGGTTAGAAACCTAACTAAGTATGGTGATTTCTTTTTATATTTAGATGTACAAGATAAGTACGGAATTACAAATGTTGTTCCATTATCCCCATATGAATTGATACGTTCAGAAGGCGAAGACCCAGAGAATCCATATTATACTAAATTTTATTTAGAAGCAATGGAAGCTGCACATCCATATTTTGCAAAAAAATCAAACGGAACAAGAATAGAATTTGAAAACTTTCAAGTTGCTCACTTTAGATTAGCTAATGATAGTAATCTATTACCATATGGTAAATCAATGTTAGAAGGAGCTCGTAAGACTTGGAAACAGATTACATTGATGGAAGATGCTATGTTAATTCATAGAATTATGAGAGCACCTGAAAAGAGAGTTTTCAAAATTGATATAGGTAACATTCCACCAAATGAAGTGGATAACTATATGCAAAAGATAGTCAATAAGATGAAGAAAACACCATTTATTGATGAGAATACTGGTGATTATAATTTAAAATTTAATATACAAAATTTAACCGAGGATTTCTTCTTACCCGTGCGGGGTGGAGATAGTGGAACACAGATAGAATCCACACCTGGGATGACATATGAAACAACCGAAGATATTGAATATCTAAAGAATCGTATGTTAGCAGCATTACACGTACCAAAAGCATTTCTTGGATATGAGGAATCACTTGGAAGTAAAGCAACATTGGCTGCAGAAGATGTAAGGTTTGCAAGAACGATTGAAAGAATACAAAGAATCGTAGTTAGTGAATTAACAAAGATTGCGGTTGTACATTTATATTCACAAGGATATACAGATGCACAATTGGTAAACTTTGAGTTGAATTTAACCAACCCATCTACAATATATGAACAAGAAAAGATAGAACTATGGAGTAACAAAGTTAATCTTGCTCGTGATATGAAAGATAACGCGTTATTACCAAGTGATTGGGTTTATAAAAATGTATTTAATTTCTCAGATGACCAAATAAAAGGCCTTGAAAAAGGATTGGTTCAAGACCAAAAAGAGAAGTTCAGATACTCACAAATTGAAAATGAAGGTAATGACCCACAAGAAAGTGGGGAATCAGTTGGTACACCAAGTGATATGGCAACTGCTGCACCAGATGAGGGTGGGGATAATGAAACTCCTGCAGGTTCAGTCTGGGACCAAGAAGAAGTTGCTGATGGCGTGGGTAGACCAAAAGAAGTTCCAAGTTACGGAAAAGATGGGAGTGCTCGTGATAGAGACCCAATTGGTAAACATGGTAAACGTATGGCTTTAGCTCATTATGATGCCCTAAAAAAATCATTTGGGGATAAAGATAAGGAATTACTTAGGGAAACCACCGAAAGTGAAGAATTAAATAAAGAATATAAAGAATTTACGGATAAGAAATAACGAATTATTTGAAGTTTTTATATTTATATATGGTACGAATATTTAACAATGGAGTGTATTGATGTCAAGCAATAGAAAGCATAATAAAATAAAAAATACAGGTCTTTTATTCGAACTTTTAACGAGGCAGATAACTGTCGACGTATTAAATAGTTCAGATGATTCATCTGCAATAAAAATTCTTAAAGAGTTTTTCAGCCCAAAAACAGAATTGGGTAAAGAATATGAACTTTATAAGATACTTTTAGAAAAGAAGTATTCTAAAAGTGAGCAAGCTAATATATTAATAGAAGCTGTAACTAAAAATCGAAGAAAATTATCTAATCGTAGATTAAAAAATGAGAAGTATAATCTAATTAAAACGATTAAAGAAAATTATTCAGTAGTTGATTTTTTCAACACAAAAATACCGAATTATAAAATCTTGGCATCCATTTATAATGTATTTGAATCGGAATCGGCTAAACTCGATATTACACCAGTTGAGGAAACTGATAGTAAAGTAACTATCATTGAGACAGTATGTACTACTCCAACAAAAAAATCTATTAAGAAACATCTTATGGAATCCCAAGAAGAAGATTTACGTTTACTTACTTATCAATTATTAGTTGATAAATTTAACAAAAAATACAGCACTCTAAATGAACATCAAAAGAATCTATTGAGAGAATACATAAACAACCTTTCCAATACTAATTCATTAAGGGAGTTCATTGATACTGAAGTTATAAAAGTTAAGAGAATCTTAAAAGCTCACTTAAATAAAGTGAATGATAAGATAACTAAAATAAAACTAAATGAAGCAATAACACATACAGAAACTTCTACTACTGGTAAGTTTGTAAAAGATTCGCATGTAGTTTCATTGATGAGGTATTACGAACTTATTAAGGAGTTAGATAATGTCCACAAAATTAAATAGAAAAACATTAAGAGAACTTCTTCGTACATTAATTATGAAAGAGTTGGAAGAAGCATCTACGACTGTAACTGCAGGTGGTTCAACTGGTAATGGTATTCACTATGATATACCATCTGCCTTTGATAAAAAGACTAAATCAGGCCACAAAGACCCAGAAGAAGCAGGATATAAAAAAGTAACTGAAGGTCTAACTGAAGGTCAAAAAAGAGATTATCATAATGCATACATAAAGTATTATAGAGCATATCAAGCTTTTGCAGGAGAAACTATGGACTTAGGTAAAACTATTTCTAAATTTAGTGGCGATAAAACAGATGAAAAAATTATTATAAAGAATTTTAAAAAATATGTCATTCCCTTTGCTGGTTTAATGAATAGTTGGGATAAAGGACAACAAAAGAATCCAGGGTTAAATGAAGGTCATTATACACAATATCGTAATGATAATACTTTAACGGCTAAACAAAAAATTGGTATATCAATGAGAGAGGTTAGGGATAAACTAACTGAATTAAGTAAACTTATTGATATGAATGTTAAATTAAAAAATGAGTTAAGTGTAGATTCAAAATCATATTGGAAGAACACACACAAAGCAATGAGTAAAATTTCAGAGAGATTAGTCAAACTCGCTAACAAAGTAGGGAAACTACAATGAAACAAAACGACAAATATTTAAAAGAATCAATAGATGTACTGAATAGAGACTTTGGTTCACCATTAGTTACTCTTGAAGATACAATGAAAGCTCACAAATTAAAAAAAGAAGGTGGGCCAGGAAGTGGACGACCAACCAAAGATGGTTCAGCAAAAGATATCGAAAAGAAAGCTATGAAAGCTGCTGATGATGCAAACGCTAAAATGGACAGAGATGAAAAAGAAATGGAACGAAAAGCTAAAGAACAGGCGTTCAAAGATATGGAAAACGAATCTATAACAGAAGGCCCAGATGATGTAAGGTTTGCAAGAAATGTATTAGCAAAGATTGCTAAAACGGAAACAAAATTTAGAAAGCAAATGTATGAATTAGAACAAGCATTTCTACAAGACCCACGTGATGAAAATAAAAAATTGGCTAAAGAAATAAAGAGGTCATATAAAAGTGGGGTAACCAAGTTTATGAGAGATTCGATAGACATGATTAAAAGGATGAAATAAGATGAGAAGTTTAATTGTAGATTATATACCATTTGAGATATCAACAACCCAAATTAATGAATCCATTAAGGAGAATGATGGTAAGTTGGTAGTTAAAGGTGTTTTACAGAGAGCAGATGCAAAGAATCAAAATGGGAGAGTATATCCAATGGAGATTCTAACAAGAGAAGCACAGAATTATAATGATGGATTTATTAAACAGAAAAGAGCATTGGGTGAGTTAGACCATCCAGATTCATCAGTAGTGAATTTACAGAATGTATCACACAATATTACTGAAATGCATTTTGAGGGTGATAGTTTATTGGGGACAGTAGAAATTTTAACTACACCGAGTGGAAATATTTTAAGAGAATTATTTAAGAATGGTATTAAGTTAGGTATCAGTTCTCGTGGAATGGGGTCAGTTGAGACGGTACAAGAAGCAGATGGTAAATCACCAGTAATGAAAGTTGGACAAGACTTTGAATTGATTGCATTTGATTTCGTATCAAACCCATCAACACATGGTGCGTTTTTACATCCAGTCAATGAGGGTGTATCACAACCACTAACACAAGGTAGAACTTGTGGTACTTATTGTAAAGCAGAAGATATCATTAATAAGATTATAAGAGGAGAGTAAGATGCCTGGATTAGAAGAAATGCCAATACCAAATAATGGTAAAATAACACCACCAACTCATACGGAATTAGCAGATGGTGCAGATGCGGTAACACCACAGACTGGTAAAAAGGGATTGGATACATTTGCAATACCAGATACTGGTAAAGCTAATACAACATTTGGAGATGGAACTGCAGGTTCTAATCCAAATCCAATTGGCGGCTAATGCCTTCCAAATCAAAAGCCCAACAAAAATTTATGGGGATAGTTCACGCGTTTAATAAGGGTGAACTAAAAGGTTCAGAGGTTAGTAAACAAGTAAAAAAAATTATTAAAACAGTACGGAGGAGTAATTATTATGAAAATAACTAAATTACAATTACGAGAAATGATTAGAGAAGAAATTCAGAAGTTGAATGAAAGTTCATTGGACTATGAACAGGATTTCAAATGGGCTAATGAAAACGAATTAAAAGTAATTTCTAAACTTATTTGGATGAATCCACAAGGTATAGCTGGTGTTATTAAAATGGGAAAGAAAAAACCAGCAGAATTTAAAAAATTAATAAAACAAATGGCTAAAAAGGGATTGGGTGAATCTATAAACGAAGGTGGAACCGGAAAACTCGGTAAAGACGAAAGTGATGATATTCGTCGGTATCGTATATACCAATAAAAATAAAAAACCAAAAGATATTCTTAAATTGGTATTGAAAGATACATTTTTAACAAAAAATATAAAACAACAAAGAATTAGTACAAAAGAATTATTGAGTTACATTGAAGATGAACTTAAACTGACTAAATTCATGGGGCGTTAATTAGGAGAAATTGAAATGTTAAAATTAAAAAAATTAATAAACGAAAGTGCACCTGGATTCACAAAAAGAAAATTCGGTGATCCACTTCCAACACTATCTGATATAATGAAAAATCAAGCAATACAGGCTACTATAAATTATCAAAGAGGATATCCGTATAAAACCCATCGTACTGGTACAGAATTAGAATCTGTAAATGAAGCAACATATCCAAAAAAAGGACAAGTAGTAGCTATTGGTAAAGATGGTATTAAATTTAAATTAGTAAATATAACTCATGGTCATGTAGGTATTCCAGATGACCCATCAGGAACAAGTTTTGAATTCCACGCTCTCAACAAAAAATATGGAAAAGAACATTTCACCAAAAAGAATTGGGATTTTGCTATGAAAAAGGGTTGGATCACAGTTGAATCCGTAAATGAAGATAATATTAAATTTTCTAAAGAAGAAATGTCACAATTACATAAAGATGGTAAAGTAGAAAAAGGTGGTCATACAATAGAGTTTAATGAATCAACTAAAGAATATGGTAAAACATTAGATAAAATCGCTAAAGATAGACAATTAAAATCTATTTCTAAGAAAGACAGAGATACTTTAATAAAGATAGCAAAATTAATGAAAAGAGCAAATGAATCCGTAAATGAAGGAAACTTAAAATATGTAATTCAATATAAGAAGGATAAAAATAGATATTTAAGTAATAAATCCAGAGATGTTAAAAAAGTAAAAGACGCATTACAATTTAAATCTGAAAAGGACGCAAAAAATCAATTAAATGGATTGGATTGGCAATTCAGAGGAAATTATAAGATTGTTAAGTTAAAAGAATCAGTAGAAGAAACACAATTACGAAATATGATCCGAGAAGAACTTACGTATCTTAATGAGGCAACGGAATTTATAGTATTTTATAAAGGAAAACAATTTACAGTAAAGGGTAAAGATTTATACAATGCTAAAAAAGACTTCATTTCTAAAAATAAAGTTCCGATGAGTAAATGGGGAACATTAGCAATTATGTCTAAAAAATCATATGATGATCAACAGTTTAGGTATGAGAATATAAACGAAGCCATCGTAAAGCCATCTAAAGTTCAAAGTGAAGTAAATAAAATTAAAAAGAGATTAATAAAAAAAGCAGAGAGTGGTAAGTTTTATGAAAATTTTGGACAAAAGGAAGTTGATAAATTAGAAGATAAATATATTGACATATCAAGTTATACAGTCGAGATGAATAAAATTCGCGACATTCTAACTGATTTTAGAAAATGGGCTAGGAATTATTCACCAAATTAAACGGTCTAAGACGTGGAAACAAAACTATGAAAATAACTAAAACACAATTAAAACAAATGATTCGAGAAGAAATTCAATCACTTAAAGAAGGTGGTATGGGTATATTAGACAAAGATCAAACAGATGTATTACATGCAATAGTAATGAGAAATAAATCTAAAAATGCAAATGCTATTCTTAAACTTGTAATGAAAGACCCTATGTTTAAAGATGAAGATAAACGAGAACTATTGGGTTATATTGATGGTGTTAAACAATTTGCTAAATATATGTAGATAGGAGAAGTGACGTGTTAAAACTAAAAAAACTAATAAACGAAAATGTACCAGGATTTACCAGTAGAAAATTCGGTGATCCACTTCCAACACTATCTGATATAATGAAAAATCATCAGTCTGTAGTAAAAGAAGCTGCACCAAAAATGAGAGAGAAACCAGGTCAGAAGGAATTGAAATCAATAAAACTACAATTAGAGAGATTAAAGAGTATAGACATATCTGGAAAACACGCGTCTAAACTTAAAAGTGCAATAAGTAGCACACAGAAATCTATTAGTAAAATTGAAAATATTATTAGAATGAGTAGTACACTTTAAAATGATTAGTTTAAAGTCCATGTTAAAAACAGTAAAAGAAGCTAGAATAGCAAAGCCAAGAAAGGGTCGTGAGACTCCACTGGATTCAAAGGTTCAAATACCTGGATTCGGTGTAATGACCAGAAAACAAATGCAAGGTAGTATTCAAAGATACTTAAAGGAAGTGACTAATTATATAAAAAAAGGTGACGCAGAAAAAGCTTATAACACATTATATAAACGTGAAGTATTAAAAGGATTTTTAGAAACTGAAATTAAACACAGTGGAAAATAAAATGAAAATAACTAAAACACAAATAAAACAAATAATCAGAAATGAAATAAAATCTATATCATTAAAAAAAGAAGCTGAAATTGGGAGATCATCTATAACTGTATATAAAACACCCAAGGCATTCAGTAAATCAACTAAAAATGCCATGGATATAGATAAAGAAGATGATGACGTGGAAGAATCAATGGCAGCACAATTTAGAAAAAGAAAATTTCGTGGACTTGGTAGACCAATAAAGGTAGGATTAAATGAAGATACAAGTCCAGAACAATTATTAAAACAATTGGGATCTGAATTAAAGAGGCACGATTGGTGGTATATGATGTCTGATGATCATAGATATTATGTAAATGGTACAAGACATATGGATACTATAAGAAAAATAATTGGAATGGTAAATAAAGCAGGACAAAGTAAAAGTGGTGAAAAATTATGGAATAAACTCGCACCTAAACCATTCCACGGAAATTATCCAAGTGATTTAAAAGAGACTATTAATGAAAGAGTGGCAAGTCCATTTTCTGAACATTTAAGAAATGCACAAGATGAAATTGAATATATGATTTCAGAGCACGGAGAGGCAGAAGGTGAGGGAGTTTATTCAAACCCAGCTATGGCAATAAAATTACTTATGATAGCACAGAAATCATTATCCAAAATTAAATAATTATATATTTATAATTGATATAGGAGAAAATAATCATGAGAAAAAAGAAAAAATTAAACGAAGCAATAGGTGGAATGGTATCCCGTTCAGCATTTGGTGGACTATACAAAAATGTTCCAACTTCAACTTCATTAAAATCAATAGTAGAAGATATTTACGGACAGGATCAAAAATTTGACGCAAATGGATTTATGAGTGAAGTCTCTAAATTTAACACTTATGGTGTCCAAATTCATAGAGAAGGAAATCTTAAAGAATTAGCAGTAAAACTTTCCAGACTTGCAGAAACAGCAAAACAACACACTCTACAAGAAACTGATGACTGGTTCGATAAGGTTACTGTATCCAGAAATATGAAAGAACTAACAGGTCTTTCAGGTCAGTTTAAAAAGGTGGCAAGTGAAGCACAATCTCTACAAGAAAGAATGAGTGGTCTATATGAAGACATGGGCCACATTCTTGGTAGATATTATGAAATTAATGAAGATTGTGATGGTGACCATGATAACTTAGACGAAATAGATTCAGTCAAAGAGGGAACGTATCAGGTCTTTTTTAATTCTGCAATGAAAAAATTTGGAGTATCTTCACCAGATGAATTAGATGATGAAGAAAAAGTGAAATTTTTTAATTACGTGGATAAAAACTATTCTGCAGAAAACGAAACAGATTAAAACATCATAAGAGGTAATAAATGTTACAAGTAAAAGTAAAGAATAACAACGTAGAATACGCACTGCGATTATTAAAACGTAAAGTAAAAGAAAGTGGTCTATTGATAGAATTAAGAGAAAGAGAATACTACAAAAAACCATCCGCAAAAAGAGCAGCACAGAAAAAATTAGGTAAAGTTCGTAATTGGATGGCCCAACAAAAATTAAATCCAGATTGGTGTGGAGAACCACCCACAAGTGGATTAAAAGAAAAAATTAAAAAAGAAAAAATACTTTATAAAAAATAATGGAATACTAAAATAAAAATAATTAGATAATACCAGGGAAGTGTAAAAACTTCCCTTTTTTATTTCAAAATATGGCGTAGATAATGTAGCAAAGACAGATAAAGTTAAGAAATTCCTATCTGAAAGAAAAGTATCTGAAAATACTAAAAGTAAAATGAGAAATGCTCAATTTAAAAATACATGGAATGGAATAATTAACAATAGATTCAATGATGAGGTGGTTATATTAGACGAGAACGATGCATCTTTTAGGGGTGTGGATAGTACATATAAATTTAAATGCACAGTCTGTAAGGGTGAATTTGATAGTAATTTGATTTGCAAACAAATCCCGAGATGTTTAAAATGCTATCCATTAAAATCTGGTCAATCTAAAGGTGAAAATGAAATAGTCATTTTTTTAAAAAGAGAAATTCCAAACATAAAAGTTATACAGCGGGATAGGATATTATTATGTGGGAAGGAAGTAGATATTTATTTACCAGATTATAATATAGCAATAGAATTTAATGGGATTTACTATCACGGTGAAAAATTTGGAAAATATAAAAATTACCACTTGGATAAGACGAAATTATGCAATAAAATTGGAGTAGATTTGATCCATATATTTGATATTGAATGGAATGATAAACGGGATATTGTTAAGTCGTTATTATTGAATAGGTTGAATAATACAAAACGAGTGATATATGCTCGCAAATGTAAAATAAAACAGCTATCTTCTACAGAATCTAATAATTTTTTAATGAAAAATCATTTACAAGGCATAGCAAAATCCTCAGTAAAATATGGGTTATATTATGAAAATGAGTTAGTATCTGTAATGACATTTTCAAAATCAAGATATTCAAAAAAATATAATTATGAAATTGTTAGAATGGCAAATAAATTAAACACTTCTGTTGTAGGTGGATTTCAAAAACTTTTTAAAGTATTTAATACTGAAATATTAAAAGATACTGAATCGGTAGTATCATATAGTGATATAAGATTTTTTACTGGATCAATTTACGAAAAATTGAAATTTAGTTTTTTACATAAATCAAGTCCAAATTATTTTTACCGAAAGTCTCATAATTTATATTCCAGACTTCAATTTCAAAAACATAAATTAAAATTAAAATTAAAAACTTTTGACGATAAATTAACCGAATGGCAAAATATGAAAATAAATGGATATGACCGTATATGGGACTGTGGAAACAATACATTTATTTTCCAACCAAAATGATTGGTTTTTTAAAAACCTTATATTTATAGTTATAACAAAATACATCATTCAATCGAATATGATGTACCTGATAATGTAAACCACATTAAAGTTCCTAATAACTTTATTAAATCCAAAAAATACATAATGTAATTTGATTTGTCATAACGGCAAATTATATTTATTTTATATAGGAGAAATAATAATGGATGACTTATTAAAAGACGCAATAGCAGACGCTAAAGCAGTTAGAGAAACAGCACTTGCAAACGCTAAAATCGCTCTTGAAGAAGCTTTCACTCCTCGTATCCAATCAATGCTTTCACAGAAGATTCAATCTGAAATGGAAGGTGAAGAAGAAGTAGATGGTGAAGAACCTGAAGCAGAAGAAGCACCAGAAATCGCAGTTGAACCTGAAGTGGGTGAACCAGAAGCAGAATTTGCAGAAGACGACATTGACCCAACTGATGAATTTTCAGAAGAACCAGCAGGTGAAGAACCCGCAGGTGAAGAAGAATTTGAAGTTGAAGAAGATGAAGAATTTGGTGAAGAACCTGTAGCAGATGAAGCAGAAGGTGATGTAATTGAAATTAACGGTGTTAAATATGCACCAATAGTTTCTGAGGAAGATGAAGAAGCATTAGACGAACCTGAATTTGAAGAAGACGGTGAGGAAGATGAACTTGATCTTGAAGCAATTCTTCGTGAATTGGAAGATGATGAAGAAGAACTCGAAGAAGAATATCACGAAGGTGAAACCGGTGACGGTCTTGATTCTTCTGAAGTTGAAACAGCTGATGAGGCTGAATTGGCAGAGGACTTACAGGATTCTTCCGGGATTGGAGCAGGAGATAACAAAGTTGATGACGATTCAAATGACTCATCTGATACAGGGGCACAAGGCCCTGAAGGTGAAGGCAGTGATGCTGAAGCTGGTAAAGAAGATGATAACCTTGAAGTAGTTGATGACTTAGTTGAAGTCAATGGTGTTAAATACTCACCTATATCTGAAGATGATGAATATGATGAAGAAGACATTGACCTTGAAGAAATCTTGAGAGCACTTTCAGAAGGTGATGATGAGGCTGAAGAAGAAGAATCAGCAGTAGCTGAACTTAAATCAGTCAAATCTGATCTTAAAGAGCATCGCGATGTAGTTAAGTATCTACGTAGTAAATTGAATGAAGTAAATTTACTTAATGCTAAACTTTTGTTTACTAACAAATTATTCCGTTCATACGGTTTAAATAATAATCAAAAGTTAAAAGTAGTAGAAACTTTCGACAGAGCAAGGAACCTTAGAGAAGTTAAGTTGGTATTTTCAACATTAGCAGAATCTTTCGGTAACACGCCAAGCAAGACAACAATTAAAGAGAGTAAAGGCTCAGCTTCTAAAGCAGTAGCTTCTACCAAACCTAAATCCAAAAAAGTAATTGGTGAGGGATTTGATATGAAGAAACGTTTCCAGAAGTTAGCTAATATTCTGTAACTTATTAATAACGTAAATTATTACGATTAGGAGAAAAAAAATGGCAGACAATTTAACATCCATCGAGCAATTGATGGGTAGCTATGATTCCCAACGTAGTCGTTTAGCTGAAACCCAAAAGTTAGTCAGTAAGTGGGAACCTACTGGTTTACTTGAAGGAATCGACCAAGAAAATCAAATTCACGGAATGGCAGTTCTTCTTGAAAACCAAGCTCGTCAGTTGATTGATGAATCATCAAAAACTGGTACAGCTTCGAATTCAGAAGAGTGGTCAGGTGTGGCGTTACCTTTGGTACGTCGTATCTTTGGTGAATTGGCAGCACAGGACTTTGTTTCTGTTCAACCAATGAACCTTCCAAGTGGACTTATTTTCTACCTTGATTTCAAATACGGTACAGCTCAAACAGCTCAACATACGTCAGGATTCGACATACACGGTAACACTTCAGCTTCCAACGCAGACGCAAGTGGTGGTTTATATGGTGCAGGTAAATTTGGATATTCAGTGAATGACCAAACAGTAACCTCACTTCCATCAGCTGAAGCATCA